TCTTTACTCCATTACTGCTTTTTATATCTACACCGTATCCATTACCTTTAGCGTTAGTATTTTTCTGCTCTATAAAAATATTGTTATGCTTTGAAGCTGTATTGCCAGCATCGGCTAGTATATGCACTCCATTTGCAGCATAATTAGAAGCGTCTGTACCACCCGACTCAGTTGTTTTGTTATAAGATTCTACCAAAACACCTCCGTATTTTGTAAAATCAGACTTGCCTCCGATTGCCTTTACATTCTTAGGAGCGTCTGTAGCTCCCTGAGCTTGCAAAGTTATTTCTGCCTCTGGCGTTACTTGTACGTTATTTGAACCAGATACATCTAAAATACCGTCAGTAGTATCAACAGTTGTTTTATCTAATGTTGTATGCCCATTTACATCTAAATCGTTTACATTTGTTATATTATTATTACCATGAGATTGATTACCTGTAAAAGCGTTTCTACCGTCTGAATAAATTAAATTATCATCTGCAAATGACTTAGGGTCGCTTACTGTTGGTGCTTGATTAAATTGATGTGAGTACCAAGCTCCGTTATATTTGACAAAATAAAACAATCCTTTACCATCTACCCACCTAATCGTCTCTTGTCCATCGTGGCCCTCATTAGCTGAAGGATAACCCTTACTAATCGTATTAAGCTTCTTCCTGCTTTGATTTATTTTGCGCTGAGTTACACGCTGTTCTCTACTCATATTCTACTTCAATCTTAGATATTTCTACATCACGAGAAGAGGCAGAACCTGATGATATTTCAAATTGAATGAACTTTGCTCTACAGCCAATTCTAAATGTAGTTATCTGACCATCTGTTTCATTATCATCATCTGGAAAATCAAATGTTTTAAATACGCTAGAACTTTTGTCAACATATACTTTTAATTTTGCATCTATAGAACTATGAATACCCTTATGAGTTACATTAATTTTTCTTACCTTAGATGTTTTACTGGCCTTGTTTATTTGAATATGATTTGTTTTATAAACAAAATGTCTACCTTCGTTCCCATTTGCATCATGTATCTTTATTAATTTTGATGATTTAGTTAAGCTATTTTCATAGTCATTTGTAAGAATATATGTTTCTAAATTTTCATCATTGACAATGTTGTTTAAACCACTTGCTAATAGCAAATTAGAATCATCACTATACACATGCTTACCCCATATAGTTCTTTCTCCAAATTGAAATGTAGGTATGTGCATATTGTATATATATTCATTGGCATCATTACCAATACGACATAATAGTGTTTCATTTTTATAATCTATTTCAAACTTAGAAAGCGCTAATCTTGCTATAGCTTCACTTTCAATAACATCTAAGATATTGTTTCCTATAGGCATTACATTAAAATTTGGCATTAAGGCGTAAATATTCTTTTTACTCATAAAATATGCTATACCATTATGCTGTACAATAGACTCAGGAGCTATACAACCAATATTAGGAGAGGTTTCAGATAAACTCCAGCCTGATGGGTCTAAGCTTGGGACATCTAATCTAAATATGCCTCGCTCACTAAATACAACTAAGTCGCCATTAAAATTAATTACACCAGTAATTTCACCACCTTGAGGGTCGTCTATAGATATAAAGTTGTCTAAAGGGATAACATCTGGTTGATTCATTTCACTATACATTACCCAGTTGTTATAAACCTCTGCTGTATCATCGGGGTCGGTAATTACATTACCTACAAATAAACGACCATTTAACTCAGCACCGTACTTATAATTTACCTTAGCAGACTTTACTCCATCTAAATGATGTGGTGCTCCATCTAAATATCCTTTATCGTACATATAGATATATACATTATTACTTGAAATCTCATATCTATATCCATCGCTTATGTCTATATCTACATTAGCACTATATGAGCCAAAATCTTGATTCAACCTAAAAGCTTTGGCGTTATTTTGCTCTATAATAGCGTTATTACTTGATGAGTCATACGCAACCCAGTTTGTGTATTTATTTGAGCTATAATCACCATCTGGGTCTACTATAACATCTCTACCAGCGTATGCTCTATTCTTACTCCCACTACTTGATGGGCTAGAGTTAGTAGAATCTGTAATTGTCCATGGCCTATCCCACGCACTGTTGTCTATACCCTCTACAATAGCAGTACCAGAAAGTGGTGTAAGAACTAAATATTCATTATGCTTACTAGCTATTTGATATGGAGTTGTAACACCCGGTGTTGTAGCGTATTCACCTGAGCCGCCAGTCCATCCAAAGAAAAAATGAGTATAACTACTATATTCACTCTGAGTAAAATCTTCTCCGGGTATATAAACAATTTGTCCAACATTAGCAGCATCTAAATCAGCTCTATCACTATGTGTAATCTTTGTTTTTAGTGGTATAGCTTTTACAAAGTAATATGATGGTTCAACATTTATAGATGTTGAGAACGCACGATAAAGATTAATGCTAGTAATACGCTTATTAAAATTATTTGTATCTATATCTAATCTTATCTCAAATGCTTTATCGGCTTGCGTAGTTTTTAAATATGCGTGACTTTCTCCAAATAATGCTTCTTGTACTCCATCAAAAACAGGCACAGCTTTATAATAATGATGGCCTATGGCCATAGCTCCTGTACCCGCAGTTGTTTTTACATAATTATACTTCCATGTTGATGGATATTCTAATGCTGCATTTCCTGCTATATATCCAGCAGCCGGGTCATACCCTCCAAAAAAATATTCATTGTCAATATATTGAATGATTTTAACCTTGGTGTCAGCAAGGATTGCCCTAAAAGCTTCTCTATTTATTATTGCTCTTATTATATCGCTGTTAAAATCAGCTACACTGGTAAAAGTATTATTTATATTCCATAAAAGAACATCATCTCCGGTAGCAAATTTGTCAGTTACTATCCATACACTTTCATTACTATTTGTCCATCTCCATAAATCGTATATAGCAACAGATGTTGTTGATTTATATTCAGGACGTAATGCCTTACGGGTCTCTAGTATTCCCGATTTTCTTATATTAAAATTTTTATATTCAGATAGTTGGCCACTATCCTCTGGGTCATCAAAAGTGTTAAGACCTTGACGAAAATCCTTTATCTCGATTATTGCCATTATATAACATTATTTCGACTAATTACGTCCCTAACCACATAAGGGCCAGAATCGTCTCTGTTAATAAAGGATGCACTAGCCTTATCAATGTTGTTAAGGTAAAGCTGTAGGTAGACTGAAGCACGATTTTCATCCTCCTCATCTAAGTATAATTTATATTTAGCGTAATCAACTAAGCTCAATCTAAACTTGTTTGGTATTTCTGGTTCTGTGCCATGGCCAGTAACATCGGCCTCACTACCACTTACCCTAACATGTGTTATATCATCAACAAAAATTTTTTCATCATTTGCAAAAGAACCGCCTGTAACGTCTTTTAACGTAAGAGTACCAGTACCAGCTATGTTGTCAAATTCATTTTTTACAATAGTAGCTGTAACACCTGAGCCATTATTTATCTCTAAACCACTTTGTAAAAGACGTTGTTTTTGCGAGCCTGTAGATTGATTATCGTAGTTTACTTTTTTATATGTCCCAGCACTATCTAAAGCCTCTGGTATATAACTATACCATATACCTACATAAGCACCAGAACTAGGAGCTTCTACAAAATATATCTCATCACCATGGGTAAAATAACAATTAACATGACCTTTATTTAAAGAGGTACCGTCTGTATAGTATTCATTTATATCGTAAGGTTGAATTGGTTTAATTATTTCTCCATCCCAACTAACTCTTTTGATACGTATTAAATCGTTTGGTAATTCAAACTTGCCATTGTTTCCTGTAGGAACAAAAAACCATATTACTTTTTCTAAACACTGTGTACGTTCTACAAAATCAATTTCAGCTTCTTTTAAGTATTCAACTACATTTGTAGTAGAATCATTGAAGCTGCGTTTTACTTTGTTTTGTAAGTCTGTCCAAGTGTATGCCATAGTATCCTAATTGATAGAGGGGGCACAAGGCCCCCAACTATCAGGTTAAAGGTTAAAGATTAATAACTAGCTGCTAGACCTTTTACACGACCCAACATCCTTGGAGCACTGCAAGTTAATGCACCTAACCAAAGGATTTGACCCCATGCTGCATCGTAGTTTTCTGGCTTTTTGAAACCAGTGAACGTAAAGTTCCTCTTACGATGGTGTCTGAATTGAACGTAATTCTCATTCAAGAAGAACATTTCTCCATCAGGACACTGATGGTCAACAACTACAGGAATACCACGATACTCAAGAGTTTGGAATCCAGCATCAGCAATATCGCTATTGACAAAACGCTTGTTTGGATTCAAGGTTGCTTCATAAGCATCAAACAATACTTGAGTAGTAACAATAAGCGTAGGTCTGTCAGCTCCATAAGAAAGAGAACCAACTGCATCACGCATAATGTTAGGTAAGTAGATAGATTCACCAACAGCGGCACTATCCATTCCAGCAGTGGTTGCACCAGCTGCTAAGGCAACAGAGCTAGATGTTGTTATCTGAGCAAAAGATGGCTCTGCTCCATTTGAAGCATGGCCAGAATCCTCAAAAGTCTTAGCATATCCAGCATTCCACCAGTCATAACCACTGGAAGTAGCACGCTCAATACCACCAAGCTTAGTTGCTGCACTACCTGAACCAGATTGTGCATATCTCTGGATAATGTGCCCTAGTCCGTTAAAACCAGTTGCAGCAGCATTATTAGAACCATATAATGTAGTTGCATACAAGTCACGAATAGACCTTTCAGCATTCTTCATTTTAGCTTCTAGCATATCAAGTACCTTCTCACTACCATCGTTAAGAGCTTCTTCTTTACCAGTGATACGAATGGTTGCATAAGCTTGCACCCAGTCATATTTTGCAGCAGAGAATTTCTCTTTCTCGTTAGTAGTTAGAGCATCAGCTCCAGAGTAGAAACCCATTGATTGGCTTCCACCTGAGCTGTCCATAGACGCATATTCTACAGGCTGTACAACTTCAGTACCACCACCATGAGGGATGGACTTCTTAAGCATACGGTATGTTAAAATATTTGTTTTAAAAATATTGTCAACCAGCTTAGGTATGTACACGTCCTGTGTCATAGCAGACAGATTATCATAATTTAAAGACATTTAAATCTCCTATTTAAACAGTTCGTAGTTATCAAGGACATGTCCTCGGATTTCACGATATTCTTTGTAATCAGGCACTTTTGCCTCTCTTACACCTTTGCGAACACCATCCTGTACTGGGACTTCCTTGTTTTGTTTAGCAGATTCAATAGTAGCAATAGCTTTTCTATAAGCACTTTGTTCACCAGCATTAGCCTTATTAATAATATAAGCATCTTCTAATGTTGGTAAGTCACGCTCTAGCATAAGATTTATTACTTCATTGACTGCATCGTCACTACCTTGTAGTTCTGGATACTTCGTAACAAGTTCTTTAATATCCTTCTCAACTTGCATTTCGGCTTTCATTTGAGCCATCTCGTACCTTAGTTCATCTACTTCCGTACTTTCACGTGGCTCTTGTTCTATTTTTTCAGGTTCCGATTCTAGTTCAACAGGTTCATTAAAGAATGGATGTTTATCTGCATCCGCTCCAAGGTAATCACGTATAGCATCTACCAAATCCGGGTCATCTTTCAAGGATTCCCATTTTTTACGCTCGTCAGCAAGGGCTTGAGCTTTCTCCGTATTTGACTTTTGCCATTTATCCCGATTAATTGCTGCGTCTCTCCAACTTTCTACATCTTCAAGCGTATATTCGTTTCCGTCTTCATCAACGAAACCTTGCAATTCGGGTTCGCTACTTTCCTCTTCTTGAGGCTCTTCCGCTGCTGGTTGCTCCTCTACGGGAGTCTCTGCGGTGTCAGCTTCTACTGTAGCTTCGCTGACTTGTTCAGGTTCAGAGTCTGAAACAAATAATGATTCCAGTTGCTCTGCTGTAATTTTTGCGTTATATGTAGGACTGTCATAAGCAACATCATCTGCTGCTTCTACATTGACATCCTCTTGTAAATCTTGACTTGTATCTTCTATCATAATTACTCCAGTTGGTCTACCTAGACGCTGTTAGTTAATCACTTTTTCTTTTTTTTAACTTTTTTCTTTAAAGCTTTTTTGTAAGCCTTCATACCCTCAGAGGTATATGGATATTTTTTCCCTTTATATTTAGGCATTATCTTTTCTTTTTCTTTTTCTTTTTTAATCTATTAAAAAGAGAGTTTCTATATTCTTTTGGAATTTTTCTACTTGGTACATTATCATAAGGAGGATTACTCATTTCCTTTTGATACTTTATTGCTTTTTTCCTGCCAATTAACCCGCCAACTATTGCTGCTTTACCGGGAGATATTCCAGTTACCAAAGAAACAGGAGTAGAAGCCATTATACCGTAACCAGTACCTAAGAAGCTTGCTGCGCCCTTTGCGTGTTTCCATGACCTCATTTCAAAGTCTTCGTCTTTGGTCGGCTTCCTACAAACTTTTTTTTCATTATCCCATATATAACCGGGCTTACACTTTCTACCAGATAAAGTTCTTTTACTTTTCTTTCTGCGCATAAATATCCATAAGTTGTTTAAACGTTGTTAGCAAAGTTCTTAAAGTTATACAATCCATATAAAGATGTTTTTGACAACTATTCCTGCCCAAATGGTTCCATTGCGGCTTGTTGTTGTTGTAAGATGTTCATTATCTCATCTTCATCAGTGCTTGTGCTAAGTATTTCTTCTTGCTCTGCCATTTGAGCTGCTTGGTCTCTATCTGCTTCTTCTTGTAGCTGTTTTTGCTCTCTAAGTTTGTCAAGAATACGTTGCTTACCCGGAAGTTCTATATTTTCTAATACAAACTCTGGGTCTTGTATAATGCCAGCTTGTAAGAGTTGTAGAACTTTCTGTTCAATGAACATTTTATTTACAGGTAACATAGAACCAGTTTTGCTTCTGACTCTCATTGGTTGGTCTTTAAACATTACACCTTTATATCCACGCATTTCCATACCAGAATCTGTTGGTACGCTAACAACATGTTCTTCTGTAGATAGATTTTGTATCATTGAAAGCCATTGTGCTCCTAATTGTTGCACAGAGACATCTATCGCTCTACTTTTATATTCTATCTTTGTCGTTGCTGCACGTTGTAATGTTTCCGCCTGCACACCACTTGTAACATTAGGAGCTTCACGCCCTTGTGTTGCTCTATTTACACCGGATACAACTTCAAATATATCATACATCATTTGGTAAAAATTGAACACATATCCCGGCATTGGTGCTGGAGATATTTGTGCTACTGTACCCGGCCCCTTTTTACGAACCACGCTACCCGGTTTATTTACCAAACTGTCAGTAACTTGTGCTGTTTCATCTACTACCCACATTGGATTAGCCATTAAGTGAATATTATCAGCAATTTGTGAAGCTACTCTGTCCAATCCTAGATTTAATGATTTTAATCTTTTAGGTTCTGGCTTCCCATAAAAAGAGTGAGCCGAACCGCCATTCTTGGCAACAACGAACGGAAAAGGATGCTGTATGTAATGCTGTTTATTTAAGAACGGGTAAGGGCTCGGCCCATCATGTAATAGACAGTCTCCAGCTATAACAGTTAGCCTACTGCCCGGGATTTTAGAAACTTGTGAGTCTGATTTTTCTGCATCTACATAGTCATGCTCACCGCTACGCCACCAACATTCTATCAATAAGACCCTTTCTTCTAAATCCTCAGCTGCTGCACCCTCACTAGAATATCTGCTCGTAGAATTAGTTGTAGGGTCGTTAATAACTACTTTAGTGCTATTATCTTGCCCTATGTCATTTATTCTTAATGCTTCAAAGTTTTCTAAGTTACTATCTGCTTTTACATACTGTGCTTTTTCTGGATACTTGTGTCTTATCTCATGTAGCGGTACTGGAGCAGCATAGATAACCCAATCTGCATTTTCTAATCTTGTTGCGGAAGGATTTACAAAGAAACTAAATGGGTCTACTACTTTACATTCCGGTAGGTCATCTTCACCAAAATAAGTTTTCATTATGCCAGTCCCGTACACTAAAAAGTCCATAATCCATTCAGACATGACATTTTGCATGTCTCTCATTTCCCATAGGTCGTCCATTTGTATCTGCATTGTTTCCGCTATCTTACGGTCTACTTCATCTGTAGAAGATGGTAATACATCTATTTTAGGCGGCCTACTGCTTAAAATCGGTATCATTGTATCTATTGCAGAAGCAATAAGGTCTAATGTCATTTGATTTTGATACTTAGGCATATTACTGCCACGCCAGTGTTCACCAGCGTACATCTCTTCGGATTCCCTCCAAAGTTTGTTTACATTGCTTCTTGAGCGTTTAGCGATGTCAAACATTGCGTTTATACGCTTTATAAGCTGTTTCTCTTTCGAGGTTTGTTGTTTATCTTTTGATTTATATTCTGCCATAATTAGTTATACATTTCGTTGTTACTTATTCTAAAACCCGGTACACACATTAACGTACCCATTTCCCAAATTTCATCCTCAGCTTCAGCTATTTGCATAGCTATCTGTTCTGCTTCAATCCATTTTATATACTCATCTGAACTGAGCACATCTTTAATTGAAATCCATTCACCCGTATCTTTATTCAGCACTTCTATGCCCTTATTCCCGGCAGATAGAAGTCTGTTGAAGCGAGTCTTTGTAATTCTTTTTCTAGCCATGGGGCTATATCCTTTTTACTTGGTGAGTATAATTGTAAAATCATGTACCTAAGAGCGTCTACAGCATGGTCTTCTGTCTTTGTGTCTAAATCTTCCGGTCTATTTTTATCGAATACCATACTTGGTAAGGTTCTTATAAGATTTTCACAATTTTCAAAAATAAATATTTGTGGTTGCTTGGTCGGGTTTTCTTCTTCACCCTCCCAATGTAAATACTCTCTTATAGCTGCCCAACCATTTGGCCTGTTGTTATTTGCTTTTACTACTGGAATTCCGGCTTGTGCCATTAAATCTGCTATAGACATGTGAGTTGGTATCATTGAATCCCTTTTTGTGACTCGCACAGGATTTCTAGCCCACATAGAAGGGTCGCCTACCGTCAAATGATAATTTTCTGCCTCACTACGCTGTTTAATCATACGTATATGGTGCGATAATTCTTTTTCTGCTTCGTAGTGCTCTTTATAGATGTACACATTACCATCATAATCAACAGCGCCCCATAAACAACAAAATGGAGCTCTATATCCATAGTCAATCGCCCTATATTTATACCAACCTTTTGGTATTTTAAAGGGTTGTACGACATGAACTGCCCTGCGCCACTCTTTAAAGAATTGTCCTACAAAGACATCCCAATCTCCATCACGCCATGCCCGTCTTAGTTCCTCCGGTAAGCCATCCAAATATTGGATATATCCGGGGTCTTTTTTCATCAAAGTGGGATTATCGGTTACTTTAGCGGGAATGAAGATTCTAGTCCTTGTAGTTACTGGGTCTACGTATGTTTTTCCACGTGCTTTGTCTACCCAGCGAGCTTTTACCCAGCCCATTCCGGGCCCACCGGGGTTTGTAGTAGCAAAAATCTGTGGAGTTAAGCCTATTGTTGACCTTGCAGAAGAAACTAACCTTAAATATTGTTCTTCTTGCGGGATTTGCGTCAACTCTTCTATTAATATTTTTTGATATTCGTGTCCTTGATACTTTTCGTAAGCATTTTCGTCTTTTAAGTGGCCAGTTCTAATGATTGCACCCCCGGGAAAACGTATTTCTGAGGGCTGTCCTATGAATTTAGCGTTTAAGGGGCGATAAAATATTTTTGCTCTGTCTATCCAGTCTCTTAAATCTTCGACATTCTTACGAATAACAAGACCTCTGTACATTTCGTTTTGTAAAAATTCTGGTTCTACCATCCATGCAAGACCTGCTTCTGTCTTTCCGCCACCTCTTGAACCTCCATAGAGGATTTCAAATTCACTGCGGCTTAATGCTTCGGTCTGTGGGCCTTCGTGTGGTTGCCAAGCTACATTCATATTTTTACTCGTAGTTTAGACCTAGGGCATGGGAACCCAACAGGTACCCCCCACTGTCCCTCGGCACACCCCACACCTTATTTATAGCGTGAACAATTTTAATGCAACCGCTCATATTATTGCACATAGCTGACACAATCCTGACTCAATTTCACTCCTCCTCCTCGATAACATCCGCCTTACTAAGACGGGTAGAGACATCAAGCGGCTTTTTACTGGGCAATACGATAACGCCTAAATTGCTTGAGCCATTGTCTATATTGAGTTCAGTAGCTTTTAATGACGGGATGACCTTATCTATAAGCTTTAATAATACATCTTTATATAAGGGGTTATCTTGGCCCTCCTGAATAATGCCAAGGGCTTTATTTATAACCATTTCCCGGTTTTCACCCTCGAGAATCTTAAGCTTTCTTGGTCTACCGCTTCCGGGTTGAGCTACACCGGGCAAAAATTGACCTTTAGCGTTCCGAGTGGGCTCACGCTGAGCGGTTTTAGGGCCTGTTTTCATAGGTTTTATAGGTTCGCTATTTAACATGTTTAAACACTCTATTAATTGATGAAAAATACTATACTATATACCTGTATAAAATAATCATTTGACAACAAGTTATACAAATAAACTAAAATAACTATTGACAACAATATATATTAATTTATAATATTGCACAACGCTGAACAATTCAGCACATTAAAGAAAGGACAAAAATTATGAAACAGTTTAAAACTAGAGAGCAATATTTAGTGGCAATGGCCAAAGAAATAAACGAAGTATTCTTCAAGCCAGCTGGTTACCCAGTAGACTTAAGCAAGGTCAAAGTATCATGCGGCTTTACAACTCAAGGCGGAAAAAGAAATGCTGCTATCGGTCAATGCTTTAACGATAAAACAAACGGATTCAATGAAATATTCATTCATCCAGTTTTAGCCGATGAAAGCAGGGTAGGTGATGTTTTAGCTCATGAAATGATTCACGCTTATGATAATTGTAAACATGGCCATAGGGGCCCATTTAGACGCATTGCCAAAGCTATTGGCCTTACCGGTAAAATGACAGCTACTGTGGCAAGTGATGAAATGAATATTAAACTAGCTAAGATACAAAAGAAATTGGGCAAATACCCTCATGAGGCTTTGGACTATAAGCCAAGGAAAAAACAAGGCACGAGAATGCTTAAAGTTGAATGCCCTGACTGTGGAAGCGGCCACAATGAATACGAAGAAAAATACTTTGTTAGGTTATCAAGAACCATGCTTGCAAAGGGCCATCCAATTTGCGGTCAATGCGGTGATTCATACATGTGGGAAGTATAAATAATAACACGTTTAAACGGGCTAGTCTTTATGGCTGGCCCAAAGATTTTTAATAACAAGATAAGGACAAACAAAACCATGGAATATAAAATAAACATATTAGACCATAAAAAAGTAGAAAATGAACTCATGTTCAGATTAGAACAGTTTAATTACAGAGTAGAGCTTGCGGCTGCTGCTATGCCTATCCTTGAAAGATACCAAGGCAAGAAAGTAACAAAGCATATTACAACCGCACTGGATAAAGAGCTTTCCAAGATATTGCCTGAAGAGAAATTCAAAGGCACATATTTAAGAGATGGCTTTGCTCATCAAAATGCAAAGGATACCATAAGATTCCAAGGCACTGGCCTGAAGGGCGAAGAGTGCGGTAGGGAGCTGAATGGCTGGGGTAATTACTTTGAGATTCATTTGACTGATATAAAATATGGAGATAGAGAAGCTTTTGTAAATGAAGATGTAAAAAATTTCAGATGGAACAAGAGATATACAGACCCCAAATTGATACACAAAATAAGAAACGAGTATTTTGCTGCGCTGGAGGACTGCGAAACAATAGTCAAAGAGAACAACGAAACATACAAAAAAGTACAAGAGATGTACCGCAAATTACAAAGAAATCACGAGGCAAATCAGTACGCCTTTAGATAGGACACCGCAAACCCTAGCCGGGAGGGTAAACCCGGCAAAGATTTTATTTTATTACAATTAGGTTTAAATTAAAGAGACTGTTTAAACGGTCTAAACAAGTAAAGGACAAACACAGTGAAAAATAGAAAAGGACAAACCACATGCCAAGCAAACACTGCACCACAACACAGGGGGCCATTGGAGAGCTCCGGACAATCATGAAAATAATAGAAGAAGGCTGGACAGTTTACCAACCATTAATAGATATTGATGGCTGCGACATGATAGCCGAGAGAGATGGAGTATTAAGAAAACTACAAGTAAAGTTCCATACTACGTCAGGTAATTCAGAAACTTCTATTATTATTTATTTAAATGATAAAAACGTAAATGCGGACTTTATAGCCATTCCAATCGAAAGACCGGAACTAGGTATCAATGAAGTTATTTTTGTTCCGTATGAAGGCCAACAAACGTTAAGTATTGCGTTTGAGGAGGCAAAGAACAATCAAAAAAAAGGAAGGCGTTGGTATAAAGATTATTTAGATTTATACTAAAGACGTTTAAACGCTATGAAACCAGTATTTATAAAAGTTGAAATAACACCGGAAGAACACACTAGCGCAAAGATTGCCGCATTGAAAAGCGGTATATCTTTGCAAAAGTGGGTAGGGTTAGCAATCAAAGACAAGCTTAAAAAGAGTTAATCTCTTTTAGTAAGTAATTGATATAATCTATTTTCAAGTATTTCCGTAGGAATACCCTTATTCCTGTATTTTTTTATTAAATGTCTATAGACAGATTCAATCGTGGTCTGTCTCATATTCGGATTACTTTTTGATTTAGTCTTCATCTAGGTTTATTCCTTGGTATGGGTTAAGTCTTTTTGATTCATTTGGAAGCTGTTGAAGGCGCACCTGACAATTATTTTGCTGACAGATGCGCCATATCTTCGTTTGGATTCTTCTTAAAGTCTCTTCGTCCTTAATGTTAATTACTAACTTCATCTTCCTTACATCTTGGGCAAAGCTCTTTTTTCTTTCCATAGGTTGGAAGGTTCTCATATCGAGCAATAGATTTTACATTATTTCCGGGCCTAACATGCTCCCATGTCCTATTGCAAGGCTTACAATATTTGATAAGTTCGTCCGCATTCCGCTTAGCTCTAAACTTTACTGTCCTTACCTTATGTAACCTTGACTGCTTTTCTAATATCCAATCTATGATGTGCATTATTTACCCCACTTATCTTTAAATACGGTCATAGCAATAACACCATAAACAGCTAAATCCATGAATGTATCTTCAATGGATTCACTATTTTCCATAGGGTTCTCACCATCCCTGTTGTGGAGTATGTTTAAAAGACGCTGCACTTTATCATTCATCCTGATGGAAAGAGCAAGCAAGGCTAACTCTTTATTTCCACCCATGCTGATATTACCGGGGCCATAACAAGACTGCTTAACTGAAAAAAGCTCTAACATGAGCTGAGTAACATCTTTAAAAGATGCTATTGTTTCAGGATATTTGTCTTGCATTTCTTCCCGTATATCATTTGTATATTCAGGATGACCGCTATTTGCTTTTAAAACAGAGGCCGCATACGTCATATTTGTATCCGCCTCATTGTATTCTACTTTCTTTGGGTTCATGATTTGTCCTTTCCTTTTAGTTTGTGGTATTCTTTTAATTCTTTTTCAAGTTCTGCAATTCTTTTTAAAGCGGTATAAGCATAGCTTTCTGTATTAGCTATAAAACGAGTATTACCCATCTTGCGTTGTTCAAGCTTTACTATGTCTCCCATGATTTGTCTTACAAACCCAGCAAACCAATCATGATATTCTTGTATTAAATAATCTGCCTTGTTTAAACGCTCTTTTATAATGCCATACTTACTGGCCCAGTTCAATATTTTATCCACTGTAACACCTTTTGCACATTTTATATTTTTTAAATTCTTTAATAGTTTGGTATTTACCGCAAATATCACAATAGACATTTTTATCATGTCTTGCGTTTCTCATTCTATCGGCAAATGATTTTTTTCTTTCTTCCGAAACCTTGTCAACATTATTAAATAAGTCTTTTAAATCGTCAACCAAATCCTTTTCGGGCTTCATGTCCAATGGGTCTTGTATTTTTATATCAGACTTAGCTGTTGAAATCTTTTCCTTAATAAGTATTGAAAAACTATGCCTACCATGTCTTCTTCTTTTTATAATAAATCTATCTCTGTCATAATCTTTTAAAACAGTTTTTTCAAATTGTTCTATTGCGTCTTTAGTGGTAAATCGTATGACACTATTTTTCATTCTTTTTTGTATCCTTATGTTTAAAACCAGCTCCTAGAGGATGATTATCATCCCATGTACTAAGCTTCATAACTATATAACTCTCACCCCTGTCTGCTCTCATAATGGTCATGTCAGAA